TGACGAGGACGACAGCGGCAGGCTCGCGCGCGCAGTGATAACCGAGCGGCATGGTGGACAGCCGTCTCCGGATCGGTCGCATCCTGCCGGCTACTACAAGATCAATTATTATGACTGCGTCCTGAACGCCGAACAGCAGCAGACGTTCCAACTGCGGAAAGGAAAGAGGTAGCCCATGGCTAATCAAGTCTTCAATATTGCGCTCGGGCGCACGACGGAATTCTACGCGCGGGTCGACGGCAACGATCCGGCTAACTCGGCTTTTGTGGTCACGGTGCTGGCGACCGCCGGGATTGAGTCCGACGCTGTCCTGAAAGACAAGGACACGTTGGCCGACGTGGTGGCAGGGACGACCAATGAGGTCACAAATTCCGGATACGCCAGGAAAGTTTTAACCGACGCCGATTTGGTGGCGTTCGCTCCAGATGACACGAGCGATCGGGTGGATCTCGATATTCCAGACCAAACGTGGACGGCGGTCGCGGCGGGAGATGGATGGAATGATGTGATTATTGCGTACGACAGCGATACGACAGTCGGGACCGACGCGGGAATTGTGCCATGTACACTCCATGATTTTGTCGTGACGCCTGACGGCAGCGACATCACGGCCCAGATCGCTACGGCTGGTTTTTTGAGGGTGAGCTAACTCGGGGAGGAGGGCGACGGCATGAAATACATGCATATTCGTATAGCATGGTTGGCGCTATGCATCGTGGTCTTATGGTATTCGCTGGGTTGGGCGGCCACGGCCTCATGGGATGAGGTGAGCGACCCTGAATTACAGGGCTATCGATTGTATCGTGCACCGGGCACCTGTGCAACGCCTGGGGCCTTTGCCACGATCAACGCGTATGGCGTCGTGACGACCGGGCCTGTCACGAATCCTGCGACGAACGGCACCTATTGCCATCGGCTGACGGCGTTCAATGCCGCAGGGGAATCTCCGTTCAGCAACACGGTGGAGTTGAACTACGTCGTAAACCCTCCTGTTGCGCCTCAAAACCTTACTGTCAAATGAAGACGAGAGAGGCGCGTAAGAAATGCCGTCTTTGCAAAGAGCTGTTAGGGGAGTAGATGAACCAACTAACTAATCACCAAGCAGAACGTTCCTTTCGTCATGTAATGCCTGGCATGGCGGAGCATGTGCGAGACCTATCGATAATGGAGATGACATGTCGTTTCGACTCTATCTTGTCCCGCGGATAGGAGCTGGTATCCCTACTGATCTCTGGCGTCCAAAATATTTTACAGACGGGGCCGTCAGCGATGCCATCGGCTGGATGGAATACCGTGCCTGGTTTCTCGTAGGCGCTGATCTACCAGCCAGTGAGCATTCGTTCATGGCTGGACAACCAGACGTGACCACGATACCCCAGAACCTGGATACCACGCTCAACGCCTCACAGGTTTCAGCCACGCAAGCCATGTTAGAAGCAGCTGATCTACCAGCTCAATGGGTGACCACGGCGCTCACATGGCGGAAAATTGTACGGATTGTGTGTGGGATGCTTCAGTTCTCGATCAGGTTCCACGGGATGAATGGTCGAGAATGGCTATTTCAAGGGACGCTGACATTGGATAGCACAGTGGGGGATTTAAGCCCAATAGTCAGGCAGCGCCTCACTGATGCGGCGGTAGGCATGGGACTGAACACAGGCAGCATCACGCTGGCAACGACGTTACGAGAAACATTGCGTTACGTTGGTGAACAATTGCAATCTATGCCGCTCCAATTTGGGGATGTCTTTCTATAATGGCAATTCTCCACAGCGATAACTTTGACCGTGCTGATCAAGACCCGATTACCGGGTGGACGACCGCGGTTGCTGGGCTGAAGATTGTCACGAATCAGGCGACCTCACGCACCAACTCCACAGATAATTTTTCGTTCATTAACGGCGCGTCCAGCATGACGGCGCAATGGGCACAAGTGACGCAAACGGCGTCGGATACGAACAGTGGTGGGGGGCCGGCGGTCAGAATGGCCGCGTCACGTATCGGCTACAATGTGTATGTTTATGCGACGACAATAGAACTCACGCGGGATGGAGTCACATTGCTCGGTAGCGTATCGCGCACGCGCAATCTGTCTGACGTGATATTGTTGGAGATGAATACAACGACGCCGATCGTAAAGATCAATGGCGTGACAGTACTGACAGGCGCCACTGATTCCACATACTCATCGGGTTCGCCTGGAGTAGGCATGTGGGAAAATAACACCGCAGGTGTAACGAAGTTTAATAATTGGACAGCCGGAAATTTTTCTGGCGGCAGTTTGTTGATTCCGCGCCATTCGATGGCACACATGATCGTGAGATAAGGAGTATTTATGGGACGCGTTTACGAAACAGGCACGACAGCAGTAGCAGTTACAACGGCTATCGACATGTGGGAAATCCTCGCGGCAACCGGCAAGCCGATTCGCGTGCATGAATGGGGAGTGTGGCAAACGACAGATGTGGGTGATGCGGCAGAAGAAGTATTGACGATACAGGAAGTTCGTGGCGTCGGGACGGTGACCAGTGGCACGGGTGGATCAACACCGACTGTGTATCCAACGGATGATGGCGATGCTGCGAGCGGGGCGACCGTCGAAGCGAATAACACGACTCGTATGGCTGTGGGCACGGGCGCACTAGACTCCTTAGCCCCGCGTGGCTGGAACATTCGTATCCCGTACGAAAAAATCTATACACCCGAATGCCGCCCACGCATCAATCCTGGTGATCGATGGACTCTGGCTATCACCACGGCACCTGCCGACAGCATCACCATCGGCACGTACATTAAATACGAAGAAATCTAGAAAGGAAACTCGCGCATGTCGTGGGGCGTTTTCAGACAACTTCCTGGACGTGTGCAAACGCACCACAGGCCACGCCATGTATGGATACCGACAAAGTTTGTCGGTGGAGGGCAAACGGTTGCCATCGGTCAGGCCGTTGAGACCGACACAGCGCAGCTGATCACAGTCAATCCAAAACGGCGGTTGGTGGGGCAGTCCGCCGAAACGGATGCGGCGCAGCCGATCACAAAACTGAAACAGCAGAGCATCGGACTGGCGAGCGAAACCGACACCGCGCAGGCGTTGATGCGGCGCAAGTTGCAGGCGCTGGGCATTGCGCTCGAAACCGATCTGGCGCAGGCGCTTGCCTGGGCTCCTAAGCGGTTAGCGCTTGGCCAGGCGGTTGAAATCGATCTGGCGCAGCCTGTGGCCTGGTCGCCTCGGCGTCGATTGGTTGGCCAGGCGAGTGAAACGGATCTCGCGCAGCCCATCACGATGTTGGGTGGCACACGTATTTTTAACCTGGTGTTTGTCACCGGGTATGTCACGGCGGTGGTGGGTGTGGACGCTGAAATTTAGGGGGGAGCGATGCCGAAGTGGAAGTTATTGGCAGGCCGTGGCGGCACCAAACTGCGCGTGACGATTCGAGATAGCGAGACCGATGACGCGGTGGACCTCACGATCAAGACGGTACAGCTTCGCTATAAGATCAGTGGAGGAGCACTGCAGGAGCGGGCGATGACGGTGTTGGATCAGGCTGCCAACAAGGGGCAAGCGGAGTATTTGTTTCTGAGTAGTGATATGACGGATGGGGCAGAAATGAAGGTGGAATTCCGATTGCAGCACGGCCTCGCGGATCAGCTCACGACGGTCAATACGGTTTATCTGAAAATCAAAATACCGATGTCATGATCTGCGCGCGTTGTCTTGGGCTGATGGTAGAGCAGGCCTGCTGGGAGCGGGAGTCGAGCGCGGCATGAGTCTATCGACGCCGTATTACGAAGAGCCTGGCATCACGATCTATCTGGGGGATTGCCGGGAGATTTTGCCGCAGCTTGAGCCGGTGGACATGATCTTTACCGATCCGCCATACGGGCACAACAATAATGATGGCGATCTCATCGCCAATATAGAGCGGGCCATTCCGTCGAAGCGAAAGGCCGGCGAAGACAGATCGATGGTGTGTGAGTCTCGGCCTATTGCTAATGATGGACCGGAAGCGAACGAGCTGGTGGTTTGGGACAAGGGGCCGATAGGGAT